ATTACAAAATGGTGTCAGTCGGTGGATCCGTCCTTCACCGACAAGAAGACCTCCGCATACTGCGTAATTCAAACGTGGGCAGCCAAACAAGCCGACTTCTACCTGGTGGATCAATTCAGAGAGAAAATGGGCTACATTGCCTCTGAGAAGGCTTTAATCGCCGCTGCTAGCAAGTGGCCGCAGTGCACCAAGCATTACATCGAGAAAACTGCCAATGGTTACGCGCTCATAGAAAATTTGAGAGCGCTTATTCCTGGGATCATCCCAATAACGCCAAAGGGATCGAAGACTGCTCGTGCTGAGGCTGTATCTGGATTCGTGCAGTCGGGTAACGTATGGCTACCAAGGCCCAAGGACCACAAGTGGGTTGAGGCTTTCATAGAAGAGCATGCGACTTTCCCAAATTCCAAGTACAAGGATCAGGTAGATACTGCTACTCAAGCACTATGGCAAATGAAGCCGAAGAAAGTTGATAAGATAGGTCCACAAGGTATGTTCAAGTCAAGCACCTGGAGGGTATGACGTTGCCGAAACTAGATACATCGATCATGGGCACCACCGGCCTTAGAGAAATTGGTGGTCGCATCGACGAAGAATTCCTCCGGGAGTTGGTCGGCGAGCGAGGCATTGCAGTTTACAAAGAGATGTCCGAGAACGATTCGATCATTGGCGCTGTGATATTTGCGATCGATATGTTGATCCGCAACGTCGATTGGGACGTCCAGAAGGTTAGCGATGATCCAGAGGATGTCGAAGCAGCCGACTTTGTGAAATCCAATATGGATGACATGTCGCATTCTTGGAAGGAGATGATCAGCGAGATCCTTTCGATGCTGGTCTATGGCTGGTCCTGGCACGAGATCGTCTACAAGATGCGAGTTGCGCCAGATCATGCTGACCCGACGAAGAGATCGAAGTTCACTGATGGGCGAATAGGTTGGCGGAAATTGCCAATACGTTCCCAGGAGACTTGGTTCCGTTGGTGGTTCGACGAGAAAGAAGTCGATAGTCTTGTTGCACTAGAGCAATGGGATATGGTCAAAGGTATCAAGGCGATCATTCCTATCGAGAAGAGTCTCCTATTCAGAACTCGACACCGCAAAAACAATCCCGAAGGTCGATCGATTCTTCGTACCGCATACCGCTCCTGGTACTTCAAAAAGCACATCGAGAATATCGAAGGCATCGGCATCGAGCGCGACCTCGCCGGACTGCCTGTCATGTGGGTTCCACCCGAACTATTATCCGCGAACGCTAGCTCGGATGATCGGGCACTTGCGACACAGCTTAGGCGGATCATTACTTCGATCAAGCGCGACGAGCAGGAAGGCATCCTGATGCCACAGTCGTTTGATGAAAATAGTAATCGCGTCTACGACCTCACACTTCTATCGACGGGCGGCACTCGACAATTCGACACCACCAAGATCGTTGGCAGATATAACCAAGCTATTGCAATGTCAGTCCTGGCCGACTTCATCCTACTAGGTCACGAGAAGGTCGGATCGTTCGCATTAGCTAGCTCGAAGACTGAGATGTTTGCCTCTGCAATGGGCGCGTTCATGGATGGCATCGCTGACGTATTCAACCGATTCGCCATCCCACGGCTATTTGCACTCAACACTTTCAAGGTGAAGGACTTCCCGAAGATTACTCACGGTGATATCGAGACAGTAGATCTGGCTGAGCTTGGATCTTACGTCACTAGTCTTGCTGGTGCTGGCATGTCGTTGTTCCCAGATGAGGATCTTGAGAACCATCTTCGTAGTCAGGCGAATTTCCCAATGTCAAATACGGATAAGGCGTAAAAACTAACGGGTAGTATTGATGAGCAGTGAGAATGGGCAGTTACATTGGCGAACAACTATCAAAGGGCACAATGATAGTGTTTGCAATAGTGTGGATTTCTGGTTGGATGATCTGGAATCGGTTAACAAAGAGCCGAAGTTTCCCAAGGTCCCACGGACCAGGGGAAGACCAATCTCGCCGGAGTTCCAAGCCCTACACAACATTGCCCGTCGTATTAGACCACTCGTCCGAGGTTCGCTGGTTAGAGGTATACGCGATTTCCAGAAGAACATAGATCTGAATGACCTGGCCGATGCTATCTCCAGGAACAATGCCCAGGATGCATTCGACGTGGTGCCGTGGGAAGACTTCAGGGGTGCGATCAAGGGCGTCGATATGGCGATCCTCGAAGGTGTATCCGATTCCGCTGCTAAGTCGAAATTCCTCTTCCGTCAATCAATCAAAAAACTAATTCCAACTCTTCGGCCTGATGTAGTCTTCAACGCCGATAACCCTGCTATACGTTCTTGGATCGACTCCCACATTGGCGAGCTAGTTCAGAACGTGCAGTCCGATACGCAGAAGGGCATCCAGAGGATCATCGCCGATTCGATGAACGCAGGGCTCCCGCCCAGGACGACCGCGAAGTCGATCAAGGAAATCATTGGACTCAACGACCGCCAGGTGCAGGCTGTGATCAATCGTCGCGCTGCTCTTGTGGGTCAAGGTGTCAAAGGTGCACGACTCGAAGACATCATGAGTCAGTTCACGTTGAAGCAGTTGAAGTATCGGAGCGAGACAATCGCACGTACTGAGGCGATGACTGCTAACAACCGAGGGCTGCTCGAAGTCGCAAATCAGAATGCTGACAAAGGTTTGTACGATCGAAAACTAGCCCAGAAAGAATGGATCGTCACGCCATACGATCGAGTTTGCAGAATTTGCAGGCCGATGGCTGGCGCTAAGGTTGGCATCGACGAAGATTTCTATGTAGCTAAACTTGGGATCAACATTGCGCATCCACCCGCGCATCCAAATTGCAACTGTGGTTGGGCGGTAGTGTTATTGGAGGGAGCGGTATGACATTCGAGGCAACTTGGTCAGATCTATCGAGGCAGTACCGCCGCAAGGCTCGTGCATTGGAACCACTGGGACCGATCATGAAGGAAGCGATCGACGTTAAGAAGAAAGCCTACAAAGAGGGTGTCACCCTGGGGCGGAGTCTATTACTTAAAGCGATCGAAAACGTTGAGCGGTTCATCCCCGAAGCTGGCATCCACATTCACCGATTAGATCGAGACGGTAAGAAGTCTCTGTTCGATGGTCGGCACACTCACCTATTCATACTCCCCGATGGCACGACTGTCATAACTGAGGATGACGGCGGTCACGAGCACATGTTCGGCAGCGAGATTGTCGATATTGTTACCGAGAGCGGCGGTCACGTTCACAAAATCATTATGCCAGATGGGTCGGAGCTCACGACCAAGGATGATGGCACCGGCATCCACGATCACCAGTTGCTAGTGAGGACTTCTGCTTACGATGGGATTCATATACACACACTCGTTCTCGCTGATGGTACTGAGATCGAATCATTATGGCCGGGGGAATTTTGGGATGTTCTGTCCGAAACACCTGACGCAGTGTCTTCATTCGATTTATCGGACGACCTTGCAAAATCTCTTCCTCAGAAGATCCGTGATGGTGATCCTGGCAATCCTGTTTTGGACGACGCTCTCCAAGATAGCCTTATAAATAAAGCCGACGGGTACGAGCCGTTCCAACAGATCAGATTACAGAAGCCAGCGTTCGCCACACCTGTGATGAATGTGCCTTTGATCGATCTCGATGAACCCTGGGCATGGTCGCAAGTCAGGTTGCCGGTTGGGGTCCATCCTGTGATGGTCGGACGCCGCGGGATCATGGAGAAAAAAGGCAACCAGGCGCGCATCTGGTACGAGGACGAATTCGGGGTAGACAGGCTAGGCGATTACCTAGAGGAGAAGGCGGCAGTTCTTGCCGTTGAACACGATTTCTCGGCAGAGATCTACGCTGTACCTAACGGAGATTCCTTCAAAATTTTCCTTTTCGACCTTCTCTACTGGGGACAGGACTTAACACCTCTGGGGTTCGAAGATCGCCGCAAGCATCTAATCAACTTACATACCGACAACTTCACTGAAAATAGCAGGTTGGGACTTCTTGATGTACGATGGATCAATAGCATCTCGGAGTTGGATGGAGCGGTCAAGTGGGCGATAGCGCCTGGGTTTAGTAACGGCGCACTACTGAAATCAGCTGGTGGCCAATACGAACTCAACACAGCCCAGACCGGATGGTACGGATTGCCGGAAGAAATGGTAGTCGTCGAAAAGGAAGATGACACTCTAATCGCTGCGGCACTAGGGTTTAACGTAAAGGAATCACAACCCGAAATAGGTGAGCCTCTACGGATTTGCAAGGAGCAGGTCAAGCCCAAACCGGACACCTTCGAAAAAGAAGTTAAAGTCCAGATCCTGAAAGCCGACGAAGAACAACGGTTCGTGTTGGGCGTAGTCCTAGAACCACTTGAGGTTGATGCACAGACTGACATTATTATACCGCGTGAGATTGAGAAAACTGCGTGGGCATTTCTTGCAGATCATAGGGTAGTTGGTTTAAGACATAAGATCAGAGCCGACGCCAAAGTCGTAGAAAGTTATATCGCCCGAGTCGATTTCGAGTTAGATGGAGAAAAGGTCAAAAAAGGGAGTTGGTTGCTTGGAGTTATCATTGACGATCTCGAAATCTGGGAAGCAGTCAAGAATTTTGATATCAACGCCTTCTCTATTGGCGGTTTCGCCCGACGTACGGAGCTGAAATAAAATGCCACTCACTCTACTATCCGATTACACAGGTTATGAAGCTTCATTGGTGCCGAAAGGTGCCAATTTAAAAAAGAGGTTTTTGGTCGTCAAAGAAAATGGAGATACTTGCATGAAAAGTTTGTTGGAGAAGATCCTGAAAGCGGATCTCAAGGACGAGGACAAGGTCGACGAAGTCGCCAAAAACCTCGATCTTGGAGAAGAGGAGGTCAAAGTTCTAAAGGCCGTAATGAGAATGGTGGGCAGCGATGATTCGCCGCTCAATAAAGCCAATCTCATGAAAGCACTTGAGAGCCTTGGCGGAAAAGAAGTGAAGAAGGAGGGCGATGAGAAAACGCCCGAAGAGATCAAAAAGGCAGAAGAGGATGAGGCTGCGGCGGCTGCTGCAAAGAAAAAAGCCGAAACTGAAGCTGTCGACAAAGAGGGCAAAGGAGGTGGAGATATGCCCAAGATTCCAGTTATGAAGGAAGATGGATCATTCGATCTATCAGGCGTAGACGAAGCCTTGCGACCATCGCTCGAAGTCGTTTGCAAACAAGTTCAAGCTTCTAATACCGCATTGGCGGCACAGACAGCGAAGAACATCACCCTAGCCGATGAGCTGAAAGCCGAAAGGGACGCTCGCGTGTTGAAAGAGTACGAGGCGAAAGCAAATGCCTTGGGACACGAAGGCGAAGAGGGCAAGAAAATTGCCCGCGTTCTCAAGTCAGCGTATGAAGTCAGCAAGGAGAACGGCGAAACTACTGAAGCTGTCCTCAAGTCCGCTCAC